GCGCTTTGTAAGGCCTTGACGGACTACCGTGATACAGCCAGTGTGACAACTACCAAGCTCGTACAGTTCCAGAGCTAATCATCTTCAAACGAGGACAAAACATGTCCAAGTGGGATGGTTATCGTTTGGATCTTGTACTTGCTTTTGTGCTTCGCGGCGGGTTGCTATGTGGGATACTGGCTATCATGGCCATGATCTCAGGTTGCAGTCCCTTCTCGAAGCCCACTGATATACTTCCAAGTATGTCAGGTAGCGCCCTCTCATTAAGAGCGGATCAGGAGAATCAGACTCGGAGTCACATACCTCAAAGAGGTTGCGATGAAAAGTCCGATAGCTCTCTTACGAAGCCTCTTCTCTGATTTGAAGAGGCTGAATCCTGGTGTGAAAGGACTCGATCGTGACGTCGTTACGATCGAGAAGAGGTTCGAAAACGAAGGTTATGGCTTCCTAACCATAGCCCTACCTGCCTTGGATGCGGCCCTAGTACAGGGCCTATCTTCCGGCAAGTTTACCTGCCCTATGCACTTTAAGATTGTGCCTGGGGGAACAATCCCGAGATTTCTCTCTGGTATGTTCTGTAAGGTTTTCGATCCGCTCACCGGCTTACTTGTAGAGGATCCCGACGTAGGGATCGTTAAGGACCTTAGAACAGTCCTTATGCTCTTCAAGAAGACTCAGTTGTCGCCCGAGAATGAGGATTCTCTTCATACAAAGGCGGTGAACGAGTTTTATCAGTGCGATGACGTAGCTGCTCAGGTAGTAATACCTGACAGACACGATCATCTCATTGGTCGTGTTTGTAAGTTGTTACTTAACACTCTCAACGTAAAGGATGTTGAAAATGCAAGATACAAACACGGGCCGGGTGCCGTCAAAGAAGGCTACAAAGCAAACCAGAAGTGGGCAGCTTTGTACAATGCCATCAGACGTGATGACATTACTCTTCGATTTGCGGGACTCTGGGGTATTGGCGAAAGCCAAACTCTCAAAGACCGCATGGGAGGCTCTGAAGTCTGCTTACAGGCGCGGACAATTCAGTCCGATGGAGTTCGCAACAGTGCGAACGACCATCGGCTGGACTGCCGCGACAACCCTGGAGCAGATTTTCATAAATCTCCCACATGGTTCGTCGACGAGGCGCTATCTTTAGACGGATCCTCTAGAAGCAGTGCTAAGCTTATCTCCGTTGCGAAGAATTCTACTTCGCGTCGGACGATTACGATTGAGCCAATGTTAAGACAGTATGTCCAACAAGGGCTCAATACCATACTTCGCGATAGTATCGCGGAGTGTAAGGTCTTGCGTAATTGCATAGCACTTACCGACCAGAGCAAGAACCAAGTTCTCGCTTTGGAAGGCTCCCAATACGACAACTGGGCAACCATCGAT